GCGCAGGAGACGCCGCCACGTTCGATCTGGAAATCCGAGCCAAGTCCGGCGGAACCAACCTGGATCTCGTCTACTCGGAAGCGGGCTGCGCGACGCCCTACAACAAGCAGTTCGCGATTCCGCTGCCCTTCCTTTCCGAGGCGGTTCTCGCGGCTGATCGGATGAAGATTTGGATCGCCATCACCCCGGTCGGTGGAGTGAATCCCAACAGTTACAAGGTTCGCGTCTACGCCAAGCCGCTGAGGTAGGCACGGAGGGGGCGATGCGATGGTTGGCGTTGACTTCACTACCGGGACGTGGAGAGATCCCGTAGCGACCGAACTTGCACTTCCTCTTCTCGACAACCTTCCTGGTGACGTTCGTCTCACGCTCGACACCCTTGACACCTACGCATGGGACGGGCTGGTCTGGAAGCGTACCGTCAAGGCCATCCTCTACCGGGGCGTTTGGGACGCGAATGCCAACCTTCCACCATTAGCCAGCGGGATCGGACTCCGTGGCGATTACTACGTCGTCTCGGTCAGCGGGAACACCAACCTCGACGGCATCACGGACTGGGTCGTCGGCGACTGGGCCGTTTTCAACGGAACCGCCTGGGAAAAGGCCGATCACACCGACGCGGTTGCGTCGGTCTTTGGTCGCAAAGGAAGCGTCCTCGCTCAAACCGGAGACTACAGCTTCTCGCAGATTTCAGGGACGATCGATGATACGCAGCACGGGAATCGTGGTGGTGGAACACTCCACGCGGTAGCGACCCCCAATCCAGCGGGGGTGGCTGGATTCTTGTCCGCGGCGGACAAAACCAAGTTGGATAAGTTTCCGCACTGGGTTTATCTACCCGCAACCAGCACCTACGCTGAAATTCAAGCAGCGTTGAACGATCCAGGGGTCGATGGAGTTTTCCTTGAGTCTGGAACGTATCCGATCACTTCAGACTTGACGATTCCGGAAGGCAAACTCTTGTCGTCCGGACTTCTTCAGCCCGATCCGGGCGTTACTCCAAGAGCGATTCTTGATCTTACGAGCGGATTCAAAATCATCATCAACAAGGGAAGTTTGCAAGCCATGCGTGTTACGGTCGCAAGCGCTTCGGGCGTCAATGCGACCTCTTGCACGATGGCACGCGTCACCCTTTGCGATTTCCAGACGACGGCGGGAACGACGACGAAATACGCCTTGAGTGGGACGTTCAATCAGGTCCAGTTCGTAACCGTGAAGAACATGAGCGGCGTGGAGTGGACCGGGGCTTCGACCGTGCCTGGGTTCTACAACGCCATCGAAAACTTGAGCGTCAACGGTGGCGCGCTTGTCAACACTTACGGCTTCAACACGGTGGCTGCCTCTTACCTGGTCCTTCGCGCATGCTTCTTCGAGAGTTGCTACTACGGAATGGCCGTCTCCAACGCGAGCGACTTGGTTGTCGAGAACATGAAGGTGAAGGCTTCCTCGCGGTACGCTTTCCAGTTTGCGAGCGTTACTGCATCAAAGTTTACGGATCTCAACGCGGAGAACTGCACGGGACAAAGCGTGCTCGACGCCACGACCCTTACCGACTGCGTTTTCCAGGGCATCATCGCCAAGACTTGCACGGGCTTGGCAGCGAGGCTCATCAACCTCGTTACGGTGAGCAACAGCTATGTCCTCGATGTGGTCATATCGTCTTGCACCGCAGCGACCCATTACTTCTATGCCACGACTTGTAGTAATACCCGGTTCAATCGCGTCTCCAACATCGGCTGCACTGGCAGCGTAAGCGGGCAAGCCGCAATCTATTTCCTCACATGCCCGTCTTGTGAGTTCCGTTTTCTCCTGGTCCAAACTTGGACGACAACCCTTTCCAATACGCGAGGAATCTACATTGCCAGTTGCGTTGGAAGTCTTGCTTCCGACATTCAGGCGATTGGGGTTGGGACGAATGCAGCCCTCACTTGCTATGCGCTGTATTTCACCTCAAACACCAGCACGATTTTTTCGAACGTCCTTGCGGTGGGGTGCCTCTCCTCGAACTACACCTTCTGGGGAGCGGGGCAGACGCACTGTGAAATCGGCGGGCTGGCCGTCCGGTCCTCTACGGCCACAACCGCTGCGATCTTCTTCAACAACTGGAACCAATGCACGATCAGCAGAGTGTCGTCGCATACCAACACTACCGGCGTGGGAATTTTCTTCGCAAACGCCACGGAATCCTGCTTCGACTATCTCGACGCTCACGGCAACTCGGCGATCGGGATTCACATCATCGGCCCGAACGTCATCAACAGCTCGTTCAACCATATCCAGACCGCCAAGAACGGGGCGATCGGGCTCAAGGTGGAGAACACGACGGGAAGTTTGGTGAGCGACGTTCTCTCGCAAGGCAACACGACCATCGGAATCGTTTCGTCGGGAAACGCCCAGTGCAAGTTCAATTCCATCATCGCCAGGGCAAACGTCGGCGGGAACCTTACGGCGGGAACCACGGATTCCTACTGCACTTGGGATAACGTGCATTTGTCCAACCCCGGCGCAGGAACTCGGAACTTCACCGCTGCCGCGGCCACGGCGACCTGTTTCTACAATGGCGGGTTCGAGCAGTTGGGCGGCGGGCTTGCGAACGACAACTTCCCGCAAGCGAACTGGATCACGTCGAGCGTGGTCGCCATACCGTAGAGGGGGCTGGTATGCTGGTGCTGGCAAAGATCGAGAAAACGATCCTCATAAACGTGGAGTATTACGAGTGCGACGGGTGCGGTCGGAAGACTCCACAAGCCGATCTCTCGATGACCCCGCAAAGCGAACTCGCGGGCTGGATAACGATCAAGACGGGCGATCCGGAAATCGTGGACAAGCACTACTGCCCGGTGTGCGCGGCAACCAGAGGACTCTGATATGCCTGTCATAATGATGGGCGAAAAGATGGGGATCACGACCGAGGGCGGCTTCGCTGTTCGCCTCACCAACCGCACGGGTGTCGCGAGCGTGAAGGGTGCTGCGGTGCGCGCGGACTCGGCCAACAACAACGCCTTCATCCAGGCCCTCGCTGGGTCAGTGGATGTCATCGGGGCGGTCTACGAGGCTGGCATCGCGAACGCGGCTGAGTGCTGGGTAGTGGTTGGAGGACTCGCGGAGGGGCTCGTAAGCACCGACAACGGTTCGTCCGGAGCGGTTCGTGGCAACTGGGTTGGCATGAGCGGAACCCAGAACGGAACCTTCGACATGACGCAAGCGTCCCCGCCCGCGGCGCCGACTCACTTCAACGAGTGTGGGCATTGCCTTGAAACGAAGGCCGCTGGGACGCTGGCGAAGTTCGTGATGCACTTCAATTAGTCGTAGCGTCGGGGTAGCCAGGAGCAACCATGGCTGGAATCGCAACGAATGGCGGAAGCATCTTCCGAAAAGTCAACGATTCGATCGTTCTGACGACGACGTTGACCAAAAACGGACTTCCTGTGACGGGCAAGACGCCGCGGGTAGCGCTGGTCCGGAGATCGGATGGAAAATTCTACGACTTCACCCTGAACTCCTGGCAAGTTCCCGTGTTCCTTGAGCCGCTCGTGGAGTCGATCGTGGCACCTGGCGTTTACGAAGCCGTTTTCAACCAATTCCTCGCGGATCCAAATTCGCAGGAAGACTACCTCGCGATCTACTCCATGACCCCAGGCGTTCCGGCCGATTATTTCTATGTGTCCGAGGAAATTTCGTTCAGAACCATCGCGGCCCCAGGCGACGCCATGACTTTGTCCACGGCAACAATCCAGGCCATTCGCGCCGAGATCATGAGCTACGTCGTGAACGCGAACCCGCTGGGTTACACGTTCGAGCAAACGACGGATCTTGTTCGAAAGTTGTTGAACAATCGGCTGGAACTTTCGGACGGTCTGGCTGGGAACTGGATCCTCTACGACGACGATGATCTCTCGGTTCTCCTGACCTACGATGTGACGAGCAAGACCGGAACCGCCATCCAAATTTCTTCTTCTGCGCCAGCCCGCAGAACGAGGGGCGCGTGAGCATCACCACCCATGGCTGGGGCGACGAGAACATCACGGTCGCCGGATGGGGCGGGGCCGGGTATCTCAGGCGCGCGTTCAAACGCTTCCTTCTCTACATCGCCCGCCGTCTTGGGCTGGGCGTCCTTATCGATCGGGAAGCGTTCATTCCGACGGAGATCGACGTTTCGGTCGTTCGGTTGCTGGCGATCCCGGTTAGAATCGAGCGGACGCTCGCCATGGATGTTATGGTGAGCAGGAGAATTTCAATCGCCGTCTTGATCGACCCAGAAGAGGTTTGAAATGGCAACCGTGGAAATTCGCGTCGGCGACATCGGAACCGTGATCGAGGTCACGGTCAGCGATGGGACCGGGCCGCTCGACCTTACCGGGCATACCCGTGCCGACTTGATCTTCGTAAAGCCCGATCAAACGAAGGTCACGAAAACCGGGGTGGTTCCGTTTCCTGAAACGGATGGGAAAATCACCTGGACCACCACCCTTGCCACTGACTTCGATCAAGCCGGAACGTGGCAAATCCAAGCGGATGTCGAGATTCCGGGTGGATCGTGGAAGTCCACCATCGGCTGCTTCGAAGTGTTCCCGAACCTGTGATCCTTTGACCGGAAAGAGATGGAGGAGTAGAATACGTTCGTGGCCCGCGGGCGGAACAGGCAGGAGGGTTTAAGCCGTGTGGGAAGACGTAAATCTGCTCCAAACGATCCTTTCCGGAGGGCCGTCGCTGATCCTGGCGTTTGGTATCGTGGTGGTCTGGAAGACCTGGAGGGTGGAAGTCAAGGATCGGATCGCTGAACGTGAAGCGGCGATCACAAGCGCCTTGGCTCTCCATGAGAAGCGCGTTCAGGATCAAGAGAAGCGCGTCCAGGATGCGTTGTCCTGGTCTGGAAAATATAACGACCTCGCACACGAAGTAAAGTCGAGTCTCGCCGTGATGGACCGCTTCATGGAAACGGTCGAACGCATTACGGTTGCGAGGGGGAAGCCATGAGCGACGCCAGTCCCTCGAAGGTCGGCGGAAACGGGAAGGACTCGAAAATTTGGCGGTTGTTTAGGGGCAAAAAGGTGAAAGAATCCCCGCCACCGAATACGGAATCCGTGGAACGTCGTTCGAAGGCGATCGACGAACAGATTGAAGACCTTCGTGCGCGGGACCAAGAAATTCACAATAATCTCCTCGAAGATGCCAAGCAAGCCATCAGGCGGTTCCGGTGTGCCAACCTCCGCATCAAGAGGATGAACGGTGGGTTGACGCAAGAGGAAGAGGCCGAACTCGCCCAGGAGTGCTGAAATGTCGTACACGACTCCTTCGGCCGTGAGGGCACGGATGGGCGGATGTCAGGGCTGGAACGACACCCAGATTCAGCCCTACATCGATCGCGCTTCCGCCTTCATCGACCTCGTCACGGGATGGTGGTTCGAACCGCGAGAACTTGTTCTCGATTTGGACGGCTACGACGACGTAGTTCTCCAACTTCCAGTTCCAATCTGTGAGATCACGAAGATCGAAATCATCGATACGGGTGTGGCCGTCTCAGGGGGCGAAATTTCTCTCGACGCCTTGGCCGTCTACAATCGCCATCTGACGCAGCGGCTCACGAATCCTGACGATCGAAAAAATCCGAAGATCGCCTTCCGCGGATGGATGGCGGGAACCCGCATTCCATCGTTCGACTCCTGGCCGGAAGGGCACCAAAACATCCGAATCACCGGATGGTTCGGCTTCACCGAATACAAGGCGGTCACGCCACCGGCACCAGCCATTCCGCACGGTGTCACTCCCTCGATGATCGAAGACGTGTGCGCCAGGTTGGTTCTCCGTGATCTTCCAGCCGCGCCCACGGGTGTCGTGGGTCCGCGCGATCCGGCGTGGTATGAAATGTGGATGCGGTCCCTTGGCCGTGTCACGCGTGAAAAAGTGCGCGACCAGGAGATCGATTACGCTCCTCCCGGTCAGACGGACGGGAACACGGCTGGGGTCATCACGGGCGACCCCTACATCGACATGATCCTCCTGGCCCACTCGAAGCCGTCCGCCATGCGGACCGTTCCGTAGGAGCGACCATGCACAGGGGTCGGTTGATCTTTCCGATCTACGTTACGATCCGACGTTTCGATCCCGTGGCGACCGAAGCGGCGGGCGGCTACGATCCCATCGCCGGAGAGACGAAGTTGCTTCCCTCCACGGATGGGCTCGGAACGAACGCGCGTGTGGACTACACCGACATCGAAGTGCCGTGTCAAGCGGAGGAAAAATCCTTCTTCGAAGACCTGAGCCAGATGATGCAGGGCAACGCTCCGAAGAGCGAGATGCACCTGACGTTTCACATCAACGATCTGAAGTCGTTGGGCTACTGGCAGGAAACGGCCGAATGGGGTGGCCGATGCACCTTCGCGGTGGGCGATCGGATCATCGGGCTCCGCGATCGGTGGAATCAGCAACTTTTCAAGGTTCCGGAAAATCCGGGCCTCTTCATCCAGGAATTGCTGCCGACGGGATTTCTCGGAACGCAGAACTTGATCGTCGCAAAGTTGAGCGATCGTTCCAAAGGTGCGGTGTGATTCGAGTCACAAAAATCGGTCAGTGGGGTCAGGCGGTTCGGGTGATCAGCCAGATCACCATGAAACTGGACCTCGGTATCGATATCGCGCTCGGACGCGAAGCTCAACGCGTAAACCGCGCCATCAAGTCCGGACTTATTTCGGGCGCACCCGGCGGGCAACGGTTCAAGATGAATTCGGACAAGACGGTGGCCCTGAAGGGATCATCCAAGGAATTGCTCGCCACCGGAACGATGCTTCGAAGCGTGAAGGTTACAAAGCTGTATCCGAAAATTTGGTTCGTCGGAATTCACCGCAGCGAACCCGCGAACGCCAGGGCGACGGCCAAGGGCATGACGGAAGCGGACATCGGAGCCATTCACGAGTTTGGCGCACCCACAGCGGCCAGCACCGCGGTATCGGGAGGTCCAGGCGGTGGCTCTTGGTATTTCCAGACCGTTACCCAGCGGCAGTCCAAATTCTTCCGGTGGGCGCACAAATACCGCGGCATCTTTCCGGTGCCTCCAAAAGAAGGCGATCTCTTGATGATGTCGGTTCCCGCGCGTCCATTCATCCGTCCCGTCTGGGATGCGATGAAGGATGAATCGGTCAAACGCGTTTCCGTGGACATCCTGCGCTTCATTGGCGTGCTTCCGTACCACTTTGGGAAATCGTCGGGCGGCTTGAAGTCGGAAGGGGGATCGGTCCCCCTGTTCTAACATGGCGTTGACCATTACAACCATGACGCCCGCCACCGGGAAAACCGGAGGGCGAGAATTCGTGCTGATTCAAGGCACGGATTTCAACATCCTCGTCAACACGGACGGGACGTCCAAGATGCAAGTTTTTTTTGGGACCGAACTCGCCACGCGTGTTCGCGTCCGTTCCGTGACGGAACTCGATTGCCTCACGCCAATCCACGATCCAGGACTCGTGAACGTCAAGGTTCGAAACACGGTTGGACCCGTAGAAGCGACCTTGACGAACGGATTCACCTACGGGAAGCCCGTGATCGGGGGGTTGACGAATCAAACCGATTTGTGGCGCGTCATCGACGCACTCGTCGTCGAATTCCGCCGCCAAGTGATCGACGAGGTCACACTCGGTTCCTCGCTGGAATGGGACGAACTTCCCGGCGATGGGGTTCGTTTCGCCAAACTCGCGAAGGTTCCGTGCATCGTTCTCGAAGGACCGCGGGTTCGCAGCAGCGGTGGCGTCCTCCAAAATTCTGGTGAACCGTGGACGGATCTCGGCAGTTCCGTGTTCAAGCGACATCGCCGCCAGGACATCATGGACCTTCAATTCCTGCTTTTTGGAGTTGACGATCACCGCGTAAGAATGTTCAATCTACTCCGTGAAGTGATTGATTTCTTCCGTCGGAACGACGTCCTGAAAGTCCTGCGCGATCCGGTAAATCCGGGGGCGGGCTTTTTAGAGATTGACATGCGGCCTCCGCAGCCGGAAGATTGGGGTACGAACGTTCGCGGAAATAAAAGCGACTTGAAGTTTTTCCAAGGACCGTTTACTCTATTTGGTGTTCCGGTCGGCCCCGACGACTATCTCGACGAAACGCGGGGCATGGAAAACTTCATCATCCAGTCCGTGCAGAAGTAGAAAGGAGCGGCGCGATGGTCACGCTGAAGAACAAGCGGCGTCAGATGGCTTCGTACAACCTGGACGCCCCCTTCTTCACCAAGAACGCCAACGAGACGCCTCTCGGTCAGCCGTGCGCCATCACGTTCCTCGCCCTCGAAAAGAAGGCGGAGCTGAACGACGCCGTGCTGTCCTGCACCGAGGTCGCTTCCGCCCTGGCGCGCGGCGACCTCATCGTGCTGGCGCAGACGAAGCCCGCTCCGAAGGTCGAAAGCAAACCGCTGGAGGAGCCGTTGAAGGGCGGACGAAAGCCGAAGTCGTAGCGGCTGGGCTCCTTTCGGTCACGGAACGCTGTCCTTAGAGACAGATGGAGGAGTAACCGATGGCAGAGCTTCTGTCCTCGAAAATCGTGATCGTGGAGGAACCGCCCGCGATCCGTTCCCTTCCCGTCGTCCCCACCGGCATCGCGGGATTCGAAGGCATCGCCAAACGCGGACCGATCCTCACCCCGACCCTCGTGACGTCCTTCGACGAATACGTCAGCATCTTCGGCTCGTACGACGCCAACTCCGACATGACGCTGGCCGTCGAGCACTTCTTCCGCAACGGCGGAACCCAGGCGTTCATCACGCGCATCTGCCACTTCACCCTCATCACCGACCCGACCACCTACACGGCGGTCAAGTCCACGCGGTCCATCAACGACCGCGGCGGCGCGGCAGCGCCAGCCATCCACAACTCGACCGACGGCCCGTGGCACATGAGCCCAGGCGACCACTTCGACCTGGACTTCGACAACGCGGGAACCCAGGTCGCAACGATCGCGGCCACGGCCGCGAGCATCCAGAACGGTCCAGCCGAACCCTTCAACCTCGTCGGTCTCGAAACGCTGACGGTCAAGGTCAACAACGGGTACGTCCAGACCGTCGTTTTCCAGGCGGGAGACTTCGCGATCGGCGGTGCGGCGACGGCGGAAGAAGTCGCGGCCAGGATCAACGCCGATCTCGTGGACGCGCACGCCATCGTCACGGCGGCGGGCACGAAAGTCACGATCGTTTCCGATCGCCTCGGAACCGGCTCCAAGATCGAAGTGACGGGCGGCACGGCCAACGTCGTTCTGATCTTCGCTCCCGGCGTCGTTTCCGGAACGGGCAACGTGTCCGACACGCTGGCGGTCACCCCGGCCGAAGTCGCAGCCATGATCACCATCCTGCCCCCGCTCGCGGGCGGCACGGCCGTGGTGGTCGGGCTCAAGGTCAAACTCCAGTCCCTCGCGACGGGCTTGCTGGCCGAAGTCGAGGTCGTGGGCACCACGGTCCAGCGTACGCCGATCTTCACCATCGGCGTCTACAACGGCTCGGCCTCCGGCATCAACCCGACCCTGCGGGTGGACGGGAAATACCCCGGCACCTACGCCGACAGCGTGTCGATCGAGGTCAAGGCCCCGACGAGCGGGAACACCGACGAGTTCAACCTGGAAGTCAAGGAGAGCGGCGTCCTCAAGGAAGTGTTCCCGAACCTCTCCATGACCGACGCCGACACGAACTACGTCGAGGAGATCGTCAACGATCCCGACACGGGTTCGAACCTCATCTCCTGCACCGATCTGGACTCGCCCGCCACGCCGCCCGCCGATCTTCCCGCGCTCGGCACCTACACCTTGACGGGCGGGAACGACGGACTCGCGGGGCTGGTGGACAACGACTTCATCGGCAGCCAAGCGGGCGGAACCGGCCTGTACGCGTTCGACGGCGTGCAGGACATCGCCATCGGCCCGATGTGCCCCGGCCGCTGCACCAACGCGGTCCAGAACGCCCAGGTGGACTACGCCCAGGCGAGGGGCACCATGTTCTGCATCCTCGGTCCGCCCGCGGGCCTCAACAAGCAACAGGTGGTCACCTACGTCTCGGTCACGGCCTCGCTGGAGGGGAAGTCGGAATACGGCGCGTTCTACTGGCCGCGCGTCAAGGTGGTCAACCCGGACACCACGATCTACGGCAACGGCTCCGACATCACCGTGGACCCGTGCGGGATGATCGCGGGCGTGTGCGCCAGGACCGACGGCGCGTTCCCCGGAGGCGTCTACCACGCCCCGGCCGGGATCGAGTACGGCTACCTGACCGGGTGCATCGGGTTCGAGACGGACGACGTCCTGAAGGAGCCGACGCGCGACTACGTCGCTCCTCACCGGATCAACCCGCTGACCACCTTCCCCGGCACGGTCAAGTTCATCGACGGCCACGACTCGCTCAAGGGCAACAGCAACTTCCCGTCGGTGCCCGAGCGGCGCGGGGTCATCTACATCGAGCAGACCATCAAGCGCGGCCTGGAGGTCTACAGGCACGGCTACAACGACGCGCTCGCGAGGCAGTCGGTCAACCAGACCGTTACGGCCTTCCTGCTCACCCAGATGTACGTCCGGGCGTTCAGATCGCGGGATCCCGCCACGGCGTTCTACGTGGATACCTCGACTCAGATCAACCCGCCGAGCGAGGAATTCGCGGGGCGGATGAACGTGAAGGTCGGACTCGCCACGAACAAGCCGAACAAGTGGATCGTCCTCACGTTCAGCCAGGACGTGCGGGCCTTGCAGGAAGAGATCGCCAACGCGTAGCCGACCCGTCGCTGGGTTGAGAAACGCGAATTTTCAAGGAGGTTCCGATGCCTGGACTCCTCGGTCGTACGCGCCAGTTCGATCTCAAGTACAACTTCGAAGTCAACCTGGGGTCGCCACCGACTCCCGCAAACGCGGCGTTCGCGACGTGCTCCGAAATCTCGGTCACGACCGGCGAAGCGACGCTCTGGCAGGGCGGATCCATCACGCCTTACAAGGAGCCGACCCGCCTCACGTTCGCGGACATCACGCTCGAACGCGGATCGAGCCGCAGCGTGGATCTCTACACCTGGTTCCTGGAGACGAGCAGCGCGGCGGCGGACACATCGCTTGTCAACCCTCCGGTGTACAAGCGAAACGGGACGATCAGTCAGAAAAACCGGATGGGAATCGTCACGGAGTGGTTCCAACTCTACAGCCTGTGGATCAAGGAATACTCCTGCGGCGACTTCAACAACGACGCCGACGAGTTCCGGATCGAACGGGTCGTCGTCGCCTACGACTACTTCGAGCGCGTTCCGATCTCCGTGTAAACGGTCGGGACCGCTACGAAAGTTCAAGAAGTTCAAGTGGAGGTGGCCGATGGAAGTCGTGCTTCCAAGCACTCTGTCCGGGGTGATCCGCGAACTCGGGGTCCAAGAAGAGAACTTGCTGGCCGATCCGAAACTGGCACGGTCCGGCAAGAACCTTCACGCGATCTTCAGGAACTGCTGGGTCGAGACTCGAAACGCCGGACCGTACAAATTCGGCGAATCGGGTTTCGACCCAGAACTGCTTTTGCAGGGCGACGGGATGGCCCTGTTCACCCTCCTGCGGATCGAAACCTACGGTCCCGCCTACGCGTTCGACGTCAACTGCGCCTACTGCGGGACGCGCATTCCGTGGGAAATCGACCTCGCCGAGTTCCTCAAGGAAAACACCAAGACGCTTCCCGCGGCCTCCATCGAGATCCTCAAGAAGGATGGGGTCTTCAGCACCGCCCTTCCGAAGTGCAAGCGCAAGACCAACTACCGCTTGCTGACCATGAAGGATGAACTCCGATTCCCCACCGTGCGCCGGGAATCCGCGGACAAGCTCTCTTCCACGATCCTCGATTTCTCGGTGCTCGACTTCGACGGCGTCAAGTCCAAGCGCGCGTTCCTCGGACTGGAGCCCTACCCCAAGGGCGAGTCCAAGGAATACTTGTCGTCGGCCGACGCCACCTGGCTTCGGCAGGAGATGGACGAGAACAATTGTGGGCTCGTCACCCGCATCCACGTCGAGTGCGGCCGATGCGGAGAGGTTCCCGTCGATCTCCCTTTTCGAGAGGACTTCTTGGTTCCGAAGAGATCACGGAAATAGCCGAGCATTGCTACGGGACGAACGCGCTGCTCTTCGTGCCGTGGGGCGAGATCAACGAAGAGGCCATCATCCCGATCGACGATCCGTGGAGCGAACTCTTCGAGCTGTGCTACATCCCGGTTCTTGGAGGAGGTTTCGGGTTCCCGCTTTCCGACGTTCAAAAAATGTCGGTGTCTTTGCGCCAGAAGGCGGTAAAATGGCTCTCGGAACGTCGTGAACTCGAACACAAGGCATTGAACAAGCGAACGGGTGGCGGTGGGGGTGGAGCATCGTACGACCCCGACGGGCCTTCGATGCACACGCC